GAAGGAATTTTATTGTTAGTTAATGATAATATAGTGTTAACCGTAACCGCAGTAACAACTTGTAGATATTCGACATCAGATGCAAACGCATAACTGGTTACACCACTAATATATGAGTTTTGTACAATTGTAAAATTCTTACTACTAATCAACGTATCTTGATTGTTTGGGTCGGCGTATGGTATATTAATAATATTATCAGTACCATATGGAATTGTTGTACCTGTTTTTGTCTTTAACTTCAATTCATTTGTACTAGTTGTTGCACTAGTGTTAACATCTGAAGTTGTCGCGGGATTCATAAAGGTAAACAATTTACCTGTTGTGAAATTTCTTAATTGGTCACTGTCCATTAAAAACACCATTGGCATATCCTCGTAAAACTTCCACTCACTGTTATTAATTGTATTTGCAGTATAGTTTGGATATACCTTAATTCTGTTTGTTCCTCCACCAGCAGTTTTTGTAAAATAATGTGATTTTGTATTATACAAATTAATTCTTTCAGGTATTGGTAATTCAGATTTTGACCAAAAATAATCGCTATTTGGATTATTATAGAATGGTGTTCTGGCGAAATTACTTTTTTCAACAGTTCCATTACCCGCCATAACCTGACCATATCCACCATTTTCAGTAGTGATTAAATTATCATCGTCGGGATTGTCTTTATTAACATATGCATTTGATGAATTAATATCGGCCAATGGTGATGTGTTTGGACTGTCACTTCTTACTTTTGTGCTGATTTGAGTTTCACCACAATCACAAGTTGAACAATCAGGATAGGTTATCATTGGTAACTTAAATGATGGGAAGACAACATCAATAAGTTCTTTAAAGAAAATACCTATTGTAACCGCTAAAGCACCATAAAAAATTGCCTTAAGACCCGCTGTCACCATCGCTCCAAATGCTGGATATCCTGCAACTGCCGCCACAGCTTCTTGATATGCCAAATAAACAAATAAACCAATTAATAAGCTTAACAAATAAGGTGCAAATCGATTCCACAGATACTTTACGATTGAATAAATGGGAATTAATATAATACCAATGATACCAATAACGGTTATTAAAATTGATAATATAAGATATAATAAATCAAAATTTCTAACACCGTCATTGATTGGGAATTTATTAACTTCGGATTCACAACTTCTATCTAATATTTCTTTGATAGATAAAAAACGACTACGATTACTACCGTTTCTATACTCATCAATTAATTGTGCTGTAGTATAAACTTTATTATAATTGAACTCATAAAAGAAATCTTCACAGTTTATTGCCGATTGTTTGTCGGTATAATCATCCCAATTTAATGAAAATGCATATGAACTTTGAAAATCAAAAAATGATTTACTTCTTTTTACCAAAGTAATTCCTAATGGTTCGTTACTAACTAATTCAGGTCCTCTTTCAACTTCAATTTTTAATTGTGAACCGTTTGGTACTGAAATATTTTTACTATTATCAATAACATCATCAACATAAAAAGTAATCTTTTTTAAGTTTGATATGTTTTCACTTATCTTTGTAACTGTTAATACAGTATCTTCAGCGAACGATTGTAAATAAGTTTCAAACAAATCAAGACCAGGAAACGTAAAACTAATTTCAGTTTGTGTTTGGTTGCTTGGGTCATTATTACCATTTGCATCCCAACCATATTCTCTAATGTTCGGTATTAAATAACTACCTCTAATTAAATCACCCTTGGCTTGGAATACCGAAACATTAATAGGTAAACTATTAGGTGTCGGCACAATTTCTTTTTTTCCGTCATCATACTTAACCTTAAATCTATACTTACCTCTGGTTGGAATACCAACTTTTGGGTCATCAGAAAAAACTAATTCACCAAACTCATTGGTTGATAAATAATCCAAATTCATTGGTACATCAACCACATACGCTCCGTTTTCATCAATTACCTTACCACCTTGTTCGAGCTTAAATTCTTCAAGGATTGGGTCATCGTTTTCATCCAAATTAATTGTTTGACGAATCGCCAATAAAGTACCAGGTCCAACAACCATTCCACATAAATCACCCTGTTCACTTTGTGGTTTACAGTTCTTTTTAAGGAATGAATCATCGTTTGATGTCATTATTGAACCCATCATAACTGCCGTAGGTTCAATAGTTATATTCACATCTCTTAAGTCAAAATCAATACGAGTTATTCCAACATCGCATATATCATTTTCACCCCAAAAAGATGAAACATTTATTGTTTTATTAATGTTTAAAATTTGTGGTAAACTTGCCAAGTCGTTAGAACTTTTAAATTGATTTCCATCAAATTGTTTTTCAGTCGCCCTACCCATTCTAATTAAATCAGTTGGTCTTAAAGAAAAACAACCCATATCCGATAAATCAATATCACAAACAATTTGTTGATTTCCCAAAGGAACCCCTGTAATCATAAAGTCACCAGAGTCATTTGTTCTTACCGTAAATTTATAATATTTTTCGTATATTTGTAATACCTCTTTTCGAGTTAACACATCATCACGAGTTGGGAATGTACCTGTTGGTACGTGTCCATCGTATGATGGACTGTATGGTAATAAGTTATATCTATACCCATCTTCATTCTTACCCGATAATGTCTTATAGGGATATAATGTTGATATTACAGGGTCCGAAACGTCAATATTATCAATTGGTACAAATACCGAAACTCTTGCGTTTGGAATACCGTAACCACCGTTCGCAATTACACGACCAACAATAATACCATAGTCGGCACAGAATCTAGCATATACATCAGATTGTGTAATCTTTAAAGAAAGAATATCTAAAAAATCAAAATCTTGGTCAATTTTTACTTTAATTGATTGGTCAACCTGTTGTTGACCGCCAACGCTAGTTCTTATTCTATAACTTTTGGGCATGTTGCTACTTTTTGATAAATAGTTAATATCATATTTTCAAAAGTAATCTAATGCTGAACCTTGTGAATATTATTTTTTAACACGTATTCCAATATCAGTGTCAGGGTATCTAATTTGATAAAATTCAGATGGTGTTGAATTAATTGTTTCGTCAATTAATTTAATTTGTTTTGTGTTGTTATCCGAATAAATTTGTGATGTTTGTGAACTTGAATATTTTCCACCAACCCTGTTGAATACTTTTATATCAGATACGTTGATGACTCCTTCAATACCTTGTACCACCCTTCTAATTTCAGAAATAAGAACGTCTTGTCCTAAATTTCTATTTTGTGGGTCCATATATACATTAACCTTATCGATGATATCGGCAATAATTGAATTTTGACTTGATGATTTATTTAACGAAACAAATATTTCAAATGCCAAATCAATAACTTTAGCTGTGTCAACACTAATGTAATCGTTCATCATTCTATAGTTTGACAAATATGTTGCAATATTATCTTTAAGAGTTTGAGGAACACTTTGTGTCATTTTACCATTTTGGTCTTGTGATAAAATTAAAACTTTAATCTTGTTATTATCTTCCAAAATACTAACTTTAGCTGGTACACCAAATTGTCCCGGCATTTTTTGTATGATAGAATAATAATCATTGATTGTTACCGCTCTGTTTTGTGATGAGAAATTAAATGTTGTGAAGTTTCTTACTTCTTCAATACTTGGAGGATTTGCTCCACCAATTGCCGCTGTTACGTTTGTACATTGTATTGAACTAACAACCGAATTTGTTATTTCAGGTGAATTACCATTAACCACCAAATCAACAGTACCAACGGTTGTGATTGTGTTAACACCAACATTGCTTTCCAATCCACCACCAACTCTATATTGTATGAATAATGTTGTGTTTGATTTTGGAATGTATCCCAAAGCAAGATTGTTTTGATAATCGTTCAATCTTAAATTAACACCAGTTTGTGCAAATAATTTTAATTGGTCATTAGCTGATGTATTACCACCACCAAAAGTTAACTTAATAAAACCTTCAGGTGTGTATTCCGTCATAAACCTATTATCAGTTGTAATGTAATTACCAACCTTTATACCCGCCTTATCTGTCGGTTTTGTAGGGTCGGGAATAAAAACCATATCATCGGCCAAAGCTGAAACTTCATACCATTTACCATTTATTGATATAAAATCTGAATCGGGTGGTATGTTATTATATGTAATTCCGTCTTTTTGAATTATTGATGTTACATTTAATACGTTTCTTTCTGGTAAAAAAATACTTAAAAATGGTACCGCATCTGAAGGATTTATAACTTTTTTAAATACCTTTGTAATACCATTAACCAAAACTTCCCTCTTTGTTATATTATAACTTATTGTTCTATTATTTTGGTCTAAATTGGGTATTACCTTTTGATTCAATTGCCCACTTGAACTATACTGTGATGAAAAATCAATATCGTTTGAATTTTCAAACGTTTGTCCCGCACCTATGAATTGTGAACCGGATTTTAAAACACCCATGTAATCAGCATTTGGTTTGTCACCAAGAACAGGAACCGTAATCGTAATATCACAAACAGCGATTGATGGTCTGTTACCAGGTAACTTTAAACCATATGTTCTAGCAATGTTATATAATGAACTTCTTTGTTGTGCAAATTCTAAAACAGTTTCTTGAATACTTCTATCAATGTGATAATGTAAATTATCAGTAACCGCTGCGTTTAAATCTAAAAACAATGAAAATATTGACGCATCGTTAAAATTACTAACCACGTCAGGATAAAACTCTCTTGTGTAATCAATCAGTTCTTGTCTGATAGCCGCGAAATCTCTAACGGTATATGATATTCTTCTTTCTGCCATTTACATTAAATATTTATAATTATAAAATCTCTTGATTGAAACGCATTATCACTAATGGTATAATCAATTCTTAATTTTGCTGTGTATTCTTCAGTTCCTCTTCCAGCAACACGGTAAACACCACCACCCAAGTTTTCAACATTTAAAGTACCTTCAGAGTCATATTCAGTGTATGGTTTTATGATAATGTCATTAATCAATATGTTTGGAATATATTTACTAACATTATCACGAATATCGTCTTTAATAGCTTCAAATGTTATACCATCCAATGGTTCAAATATAAATTCATAAAGTTTTGTTCCGAAGTCTGGTAAGTAATATCGACTACCTTTTCTAGTTAAAAGTAAATGGATTAAATTACTTCTTATTTCTTGGTCGGGATTTTGCGACAAAGTAAGATAATCACCTTTTATTGAATTAGTAAAAGGAAAATTAATACCGTATGTAATACCATTAGCCATTGTCTATAAATATAGTTGTATTTCCTTTTTTGTGAACTGGTTGGAAAGGACAGTGTCGGCATTGATTTCCACAACAAGAACCTCGTTTTAAATGAAATTCTTTTGTAAAAACATATTTACCATTTTCAATATAAAAATCAGAAGGGAGAAGTTTTTGACCTCCCCCTTCCGAATTATTCATAGTTTTATTTTGATTATTTAATTTCACAAGCTCCACCAGCACATGCCAACTCACCACTCAAATCAGTTTCGTCTGTTAGTTCAACAACTTTTGTTAAATCAATTGACTGTAATTTAGAAAATAATCTTTCGTATTCTTCTTTGGTACAATCAGTAAAAGGTGCCTGGATATAACTACCCCCATCATGAGGTAAAACTGACAAACCATTATAGAAGTCACGGTTTTCCCACATCCACTCACCCGCCAATTCCCAATCTTCATTTTTTAAACTGATTGTCGCAGATACGTTGTGTGTGTTTGAACCAGTTCTGTGACCAGGTCTAACCCATTCTTGTGTGATTTTCTTAACACGGTCCAACAATTGGAATGGGGATTCAGTTCTTAAAATTGCGCCAATTGGAGCTTTTTGTGGAACTGAAATAACCGCCGTGTCGTGTGGACGGAAATACTCATCTTCAACCAACTCAGGGTGATACATCGCCAAGTGTTGGTAAATAGCTTCGTTCTTACCTACACGAACTCTACGAACATAATAGTCGTTGTGCCATGCGTGGATACCTGAAGATGTTCCCAATGTCAAAGATGTGGTTCCTGCTGGTTTTACAGTAGTTGTACGAGCTGATTTGTTAATACCAATCAACTCAGCAACTCTTGCGTTTTCTTCTTTAACAAGTTTAGCCGCCTCTTTCATGTTATAACCCAATACAACACCTGAACCGATACCTGTCATAGATACACCAATCAATGCCTCTTTTTCAGTTGTACGTTTCCATACATCTCTTAAGTAATGGAAATCTGTGTATCCTGCTTGAAGTGTTCCGATAAATGCCGCCGCTTTAACACGGTTATTCAAATCTTCTTGTGATTCAATGTCAGAAACATTTACCTCACATAAGTTACAGAATTGGTTTGGTCTCAATGC